GTAACCGCCGCACCGCCGCCAGCGCCAGAACCAGATGGGGTAGTAGATACAACGATTGTATAAGTATTAGCAGTGAGGTATGTAACCTGAAACTCTTTGTTCAGATCACCAGCAGTAAGGCCATTAAAACCAACAGCACCGGAGAAAGTGACAAAATCACCCGTAATAGCGCCATGAGCAGTGTGCGTAACAGTGACGGTAGTAGTACCGTTGGTTGTGAAAGGGTTGGAACCTAGCGTAACGGTGGAGCGAAGCGGGGTGATGTCGTAGTAGCTACCGGCGTTCTCAACGTAGTATTTGAGATGCGTACCAACACCGACGTTGTTAAAACCCGCGTTAGTCGTCCACGCCCACATGGTGCGGGCAGTACCAAGAAACGTGTTGCCACCCGATAAAGGCGTCCAGCCACCAATCTTTTCTGGCTTTCTAGAACGAAACCGTACCTTATCGCAGGTATACCAAGTCCCTTCCGCAGCGTAAGAAGTAGACTCTCGGTTAACCCCCGCCGTAAATTCTAGTTTCTTGAGCGCCATATTTAATGCGTTGGTTCTGCACCAAGCCCACGGGATTTAGAAGTCGTAAAGGACGATCCGAGCCAAAAGCCAATCGCCCCGCCCAGTACACCCGTCACCACCGAAGAAGCAATCGCAGCACGAAGCTCACCCGAGAACGCATCAGCCGCGCCAGTCAGCACAAGGTAGACCGTGCCATAGAGCAGGGGAAGAAGCAGGACCGTAATCCAGAACGCGGGCATCTTCCAGAAAGGAAACCCAGATTCTGCGAACTTCAGGTTGTAGGTTCTAGCGCCTTCGATACCACCACCGCCAGCCTCGGCAAGTTCAAACCAAACATCTTGCACAGCCTTCTTGGCAACCGAAAGGATCTGCGGGTTTGTCTGCATTAACTCTACAGCGCCCTGAAGATTAGGAGCGTTCGTAGCGCCGACTACAATATTTGCGACCTTCTCGACCAGAGCAATGTTTTGCTGGGTCTTGGGTCCACCGCCGAAAAGCTTACCCAACTCGGGGATGAGGCTGATAAGGGTCGGAAGAAGCGCGGCAAGAACTGGTGCCATAAATCCTCGCTTTGGTGCTGGAGGCTGAACAGGTTCAGGAACTACAACAGGTTCAGGAACTACTACGGGTTCAGGAACTACAACAGGTTCAGGAACTACTACGGGTTCGGGGGGCGGCGCAGTTTCTTCAGAAACCGGGGCAAGGAAAAGATCACGTTCAGCATTGCGCCTGCGCACCAGCCCAGCAAGTATCCGGCCACCAGCATAAATCCACTTACCGAACTCATCTGCTGCACTGCGGAAATTGTGGGAATTTACTTTGGTAAGAAGCGTGCTGCGGTTCAAGGCTCCTTCACCCAGATTATAGGTAAAAGATACCAAGGCGTCGAACTGATTCTGATTGATCGGCACCCGCACAGCGCGGTTTACAGCGTCCGAGAACTTCTTTGAATCGTGCCGCAAAAACTCAAGTGCCTGCTCTCGGGTGATCTCGTCGCCTTGCTTAACTTTATATCCGTTTGGATATATTGTCGTCCCGTACCCAATAGTCCAAGGCTCGTTACCCGTACCGGGATCAGGATAGGCGTTAAGCCGCAGACCTTCGAATTCAGCGATAAGCTTTAGACCACGGGCAGAGATTTGCATTTACGCCTTCATGATGTAAGCGAGCGCATAATACGGCGGCAGGTTTGCGTTAGTTGCGGACGAGCCATCCGTTGAGGTACTGCCCGATACAGAAACACTATGCGTGTGGTCCCCAACGGCATTGACACTAACGCCCGTCACGCTGCCATTAAGTGAGATCCCAGTAGCCGCACCATTGGTTGTGCCGTCGTTGTTGTAGCCAGACAAAAAGACAGCGGTGCCATTACTCAGGATCTGATTACCGGTCGTATTTGTGTGCGAGTGGCCCGGGTCATTAACGCTGTGATTATGCCCCGGATCGCTAACACCGTGCCCGTGCGCCCCGCCGCCTGCTGTTGTTCCAGAAGCACTAACCGTATGTGAGTGAGAAACAAGCGTGGCATTAGCCGAACCGCCAGTCGCAGCGACTGCATATGTGCTTCCTGCGCCTACAAGAAACCTATCCCGCAAGTCCGGCGTACCGTTAGAACCATTACACAAAAACCAACCGGACGGGATGGACGCGATAGACCCCGACCACATCGTAATGACGCCGGAAGGGATGCTAGAAGGAACGGTTATAGTCTCTACTACGTTTGTCCCATTACACAAAACAATATTCGTAGCGCCGTTAGCAACGGTAATACCTGAACCGGCTGAAGTCGTGATGACAATACTTTGCCCGCCGCTTGTGGCGTTCTTGACCACATAGAGCTTAGAAACACTTGGGCAAATGATGTTGCGTGTAGCAGTCAGCGTGACTGAGGATGTGATGTTAAGCGCCATCGACCGGGCTTCATCAACCGCGCCATTCAAAGATGTAAGGGTGTAGTTAGTATCAAGGATGCTAACTGTCGAGTATCCGGCAATCCCCTGCTCAATCAGCGTGCCAAGATTCGTATTGGTCAGATCACCCCAAGTGCCAGCCTGCTCACCGTTACCAATGAGCGTGATCCGAAGATTAGGTGAATAAGTTAAAGGCATCTTAGTTTGCTCTCAGGATCGCTGACGAAGGGTCAGGCAAAGGCATTTGGATAATCAGATTACCGCCACTAATCACACGGTCAGACCCAAAATCAAAAACCGCTACAGCGCGGTTTGCCTTGGTTGAGTTGTAAATCAAAGCTTTTCGGTACGTTAACGTCACCGTGCTGATCGTGACATCAGCAAAATCCACGACACAGGTGTTTCCGTTTAGCGTTGGGGTGACGGAGGTGAGGGTTGCTCCACCGGCTGTGTATCCGGTTCCGACCGCTTCATTTGTTGCTGTGTAAACTGTTGTCGCCGCGCCGATAGTAGATGCTGACGTATAGAGCGCAACTTTGAAAGTGTCACCTGTCGATGCCGTGAAATCATGGATCGCCCTAAATAGTTCGACTTTGAATGAATTGCAAACGACTTGGGACATCTTACTTTACCGGGTAACGGACCTGATCGCTACGGAACGTGTCTTGACGATTCTTGGCATCTATAAGCTGTTTGAGGAGCGCCATTGCCTCTTTGAATTGCTTGTCGTAAGCCGCCAATATGTCTGCGTCACCTTTCATGAAGAGGTACGCCTCTACCAACGAACCATACAGAAGGACAGAACTGAAGTTATCACCAAGCCAGCTAGTACCCGCAGGCAGCGTAATCGAATCGGGGTAGCCGTAGTAAGCTATGTTGACTGGATAAACCGCGCCGGGAATCGGCGCAAGCGTGATTTCGTATGCTTGGGACAGGGCGTAATACTGGGGCTGACCGGTAGCCGTCGTCGGGAATGCTTCCCGCAAGAACGTAAAGTCCTTGTTTAGCAGATAGGCTTGCGCCCCCGAGGGCAACTGAAGCGCGACCGAGAACGTAGCTAGGTAGTCAGCAGGCAGCGTGAGCGTAGCCACACCGATACTTGTAGTCAGAGTTGAATACTGAAAAGACGCAGGAAGCTGTACAGCATTAGCAATCCGCTGCTCTGCCTGCGTGATGAAAGTATTAACGTCAGTCGTTGAGAATACGTTCTCTGTATACGACTGAATCTCTGCTACAAGTTGGTTGTAGTTCATTTGTCAAGAGCTACGTTCTTCAGAAACTTTTTACCCTTGGTGGCAGCACCTGCACCACGCATGGTGCTGTACTCTTTCTGACCGACACTGGGGGGAAACTTACCCTTGGTCCAAACACCGGCACGGCCAATATCCGTTTGAGGATAGCCAGCAGTATTGGGCATCTCAGCCTTTTGAGGCTTGAAGGTTTTCGTGGTCATTTGGTTTTGCTCCGCTGGTTCATGACGCGAGCCATGTTGCGACCGTACTTCTTGGAGTCTGCCGAAGTGATGCCACCAGCCTTCATCTTCTTGACGGCTTTATCGGGGTGAGCAGCGGGCATGCCTTTGCTCATGTGAGCTTTGAGTGCGCTTTTGAGATCCATTTTTTACTGCCTTAATTTGAGAAGAATCCACCGGCATACATGCCGCCTTTGAACATACCACCAGAGAAGTATTTATTGGTAGTCGTTATCGGAGTACCGCCGCTTGTAACACTGAAGTACCCACCAGCATAGAACCCACCAGCATAGAACCCACCGGAGAAGAAGCTTGTCGCAGTAACAGGCGGGGGAGTAATCCCGTTGGTAGTAAGAGTCCCTGCTGCAAGACCTACGCCTACGCCGTTATAGATGACCTCTGTGTAGCTGCGGCTCTGGGGGTAAGAAGTAACGTCCGATCTTGGATTGCGTACTGCTTGTGGGTCCGAAACGGGAAACATACCCAGCTTCAACTGCGGATGGTCAGCTTCCCAGCACTCCGGACATACGAGGATATTTACACTCTTAGTCTTGATCGTCAATGATTTAAGCTTTTGCAGCTTAAACCGGAACCCGCACCTATCGCATTGCGCGATTGAAAACTTACCAGAGGAAAAACGATTAGGCATCCGCCATTCCTACCGGTAAAACATATTCCTTGGGACCAGACGAATGGGGGCCTTCTCACGATCCTCGGAAGAGGCTAAATCCCACTGCCTCTCATATTCAGCTTGGAGCATAGGCAGGCGCGGAGCGGCCTCGGGGGTCTTCATCGCAATTTGATAGGCCAGCCCAGCGACCAGCGCGGGCACAAAACGGAAGGGGATATCCGCAGTCCCATCGCCGTTACCAGCATCTTGAAGTCGGCGCAGCCGCCAGTACACAAACGTGTAGGAATTATCTGACGGCACCGGCCATACAGTGATGGTCGGGTATTGAACCCCAGTAGGCGTCGTAGCACCAGACTGCCGGTTGATGTAGACCTGAATGGGCCTACCCGTATTGAGCTTGTTTGGGATCGTGGAGTACGTCGAGATTGAGATACGCGAGATGTTGATGTCCGTCTGCGTAGACGCATTGCCAGGGTTTTGCCGGATCACATGCTCAATCAGGTCAATCGTATCTACTGGCAAGTTATATGTAGCGGTGCCCGCCACAAGCGCAATCGACCCGCTCTCGACCGTCCAAAGGTTAATCCCCCGCGAAGCCCATTCCATCGTGAGTAGGTTAAAGCTAAATCTTGCGGTGCGAAAATCCCAGCCACTGCGCAACTCGGAACCGGCACGAGCGTAAGCCTCCTCAAATAGCTCGGTTATAGAGGCCGTGTAACCGGCTGTGCCGCTAGTGGTCATTTATTTATCCCTACAATTATCAAAATGCCATCGCAACATGCCTTCGGGCTTTCCGATTTTATCGCAGTGGGGGCATTTTACAGGCTGTCGTGTCGCATGGCTATCGGACAAACGCTTCTTGGTTTCATCAGAATGTGTCTTACCAAAAAACGGATTGTTTTGGCCCCGCATGGCTAAAGAAAGCTTCTGTTTAGCTTCGGCGGTGTGACCCCCGTGCATGGGGTTTTTGTCCCCCATCACTCTCTGGCTTCGAAAAGCAGAGTTTAGTTTAGCCCTATACGATATTTTTTGGCCGCGAGTCATGCCTTCCATCGCGTGAAGCAGTGCGCTATCAACAGGAGGGTGTTTCCTTCGGGACTTATTCCTCTGTATTAAGGACTCAACCTCTTCAGGCGAAATTGGTTTTTTGCGAAGCGCCTTGCCGGATAACTTTTCTTTTAGCCTCACCCGAGTAGCTTCCGACACACTCCTACCGAGCGCACCTTCCCCGCCACGAGTTTGATTAACAAGGCTGACACCAGATCGCAAAAGGCATTTAATAATACCAATCTCTAAGTCCAACGCTATGCTATGCGAAGAACACTCGATCTTTGCTACTTCGATATTTTTTGACCCATACTTAAAAACTATATGCTTATGGTGTTTGTTTCTACTTTTGCTGGGAAGGTAACGATCCCCCCGTCCTTTACCGACGTAAAAGATATCCCCCTGCGGTCTCGCATGGAGATAAACATAATCGGTACCGGAGGTAGTCATTACGGAGTCTGGTCGGTAGTCACATTAGTGCGGTTGCCGTTGCCGTCAATCGTTGCAGTAACACGGGGCTTGGCATTGGTCACAGCAGCATTGAACACCTCGGTGCCAGACCCTGTACCAGAACGCCGGCCCATCAGCACCGCACCCATCAAACGCAGCGCACCCCGGAAGGTCATACCCGCTTCAACCGTCTGAGTGTCGAAAATCTCGGTAGCGATCTGAGCAGTGGTGGGTACAGCAGCGGTAGTTTGGCCGGAGGTCAGAGGCTGGTTCAGCCCCTGCGGGAATACTGCAAACACGCTTCGCGTGCCGCCAATGGTGAGCGCCACATCCCAACCCCGGTCAATCGTTGCTACTTTAGTCGTACCGTTATAGGCAGTGATGATCCGAGCTTGGTTCGCGCCGTCGCCGCTAATGATCGCAACAACTGAGCCTTTGTAGAAGTCAGTCTGCGCGGCAGCGGTAGCGTCGAGGGTGATCGCGGTGTCGCCTGCACTTTGTGCAGCTTGGGGTACGCCTACTTGCAGGGCAGCGGCTTTGGTCGTTTGCAGCCGGAAGAACTGATCTTGGATAACCTTGGTGACATCTTGGTCAATCACTTGGATGACTACTTCGGTGGCCTCAGTCTCAGCAGCACTCAGGGTCCAAGTCCAAGCAGCCGAACCGGACAGCGTAACAGTTGACGGCAGCGTAGCGATGTTGGCGAAAGCCCCACCGTCTTTACTGATCTTTACGTCCCCAGCGGCAGGAGTCCAATCAGTGCCAACAATGGCGTAATTCGTTGAACCAGCCTTGACGATGGGGGCGCGGAACGTATACGCGGTGCCCCAAGGAATAGAGATTGTACTCATTAAAAAGTCCTTTTAAGCGACGCCGCGCTCAATACCACGAAAGATACCACGGGACAAGGGTTCAGAATAGTCTGTAGCAGAGGGGGGAGGGGTAGAAGCATATTCCCACGCGCCGATGGTGGGCGTGGTCAGGCTGCGGGTTGTGCCAACGATGTCAAGGTCATTGGTGTAAGTCTGTGCGCGGACACCCGCGTTAATTACATCAGCACCGGCAATGATTCGAAAGTCTTCTGACCCACCCGTCAGGGAAGTAAACTGATTCGCTGCAACTTTAGAGACAAGATTACCAGTGGCAGTCCAACCAAACGCTGCGAGATCGGTTACATTGTTGGTGCTATTTGTTGTATCAAACTTATCAAAACGATTGGCAATCGCGGTAAAGCCGAAGAACGTATTGTTCCTAATAATACCGCCAGTAGTAGAATAGTTACTGTAAGTAAGTGCAGTAATTGTGCTACCAGAAGTGTAAAGCGTGCTATTTACTAAACTACCGCCAAAAAGGTTGGTTAACCCAACAGTTGAATATACTACACAATTA